TAATAGTATATATAACTATCTCAAGAAGGGCACAACATGGCACATAGGGCACGAAGGATCGTAACTTTCCCACGAGAGAGAGATCTTAAAAAGTTACGATCCTAGATACCCTAACTGCCCTCGCCGGGATGTTCAGAGGTGTGCTTTCCGGGCGTCGAACGATCCGATCACGTCGAACGTCCCCTCGACGGCGCGCCGGGGCAACCAGATCCCGTCGCCGTCGAGCCACTCGAACGTGCCGTTCGGGTGCTGCATCACCACGAGCAGGTGATAGACGTCGACCTCCGGATCGTATTTGTTGACCATCCAGTACCCGAGATCGGCGTCGGCGGCGTACCGTGGCTGCAGGAGGTCGGCCGGCTGGAACTGGTTCTGCGGCAGGCTTACCAGGTAGGCGAGCGCCACGACAAGCAGGACGGCCCCGATCACCGCGGCGACGGTGCGCGGGGTCCAGAAAGAGATTTTAGCGTTAGTCATGCAAGAGAATTGGGGGAAGAGGTATTTATAAGATTACCAAGATCCGCTCGTCTGGAATATTTTATAGGCTGGTGTATCTGTGCTGCGGGCCGACTGGAATGAGGTCGTGCAGCCGTGCATTGCGCTGTTACTGGGGGTCGATACCCCGACCGTTAACGTATCCCCGGCTGCAAACCCTCCCGTTGTGTCGACTGTGAGGGTTTTCTTATCGGCCACTGACCCGGACGCCGATCCTATCTCAACTCCGTTCCGCTTTACAGTCACTCTCCACGCGTACGCCGAATGCGGCCCCGACCAACTCGGGGCCTTGACCACCACCCGCAGATTGGACGAGAGGGGAACCGACGAATAGTTTGTGGGCACTACTACGCTGGCGACCTGCCGGGTCGTCGACTCCGGGATAGTGGAGCCGTACGACACAGACTTCCTCACCGTGTTGCCGGGTATGTCTACAAATTGGCTTCGCGCCCCGACGTTCCCAGTGTAGGTGTCTATTGCTCCGACGTTCGTGATACTCTTCCCGTTCCAATTCTTGTCCGCGTCGATCGCGATCTGTGAGATCCCAAACCCCCCGATCACCTCATCCACGTACCCCTTCCGCGCCGCATCCGTCCCTGCGCTCGGCACCGGCAGCCCGGTCAGCGCATGCCCTTGCATGTTTATCGCGCCGACTACCTCCACCTGCGACGACGGCACATAGACCGGCGCAGCTACCCCGCAGAGCGACGTATTACCTCTCTCGTCGGTGATCTTCCCCGCGACGATACTTGTAGCCCCTGCCTCCACGCGCACCTGTGCAAGCGACAACTCCCAGGTCTCCGCCGTCCGGGTCAGGCCCGGCGGGACCGGGGACGGTGCCGGAGTGCCTTTCTTCACGACTGCGTGAATCGTCCGCCCGGGCGTCGCCTCCAGCCGCACAACCACCCGGTCGATCCGGGGGTGCGAGGGGTCGGCAGCCTCGACGTTCAGCGTCAGATCGCTGTCGTTGATATAATACCGCCCCTGTATCAGTGCCATCCCCGTCCCGACCGATACCGACATTGCCGCCGGGACCGTCGGACCTACCGCGAGTTCGGCGCCGTCGTTGTGGACGATGCCGTCGCGCATCATTGTCTTAAACAGCCGTGCAAATGCCTCCGACGTGTAGACCCTGTCAGGGGCCTCCGGGTCGGCGGCGTCAAACAGTCCGTAAATCTCGGTCATACTCGTTTCACCACATTATCCTTCTGTGCAAGCCTCAGAACGCCGGTCAAGTCTGGCCACTCCGTCCCGAGTACCAGCGTCAATCTCTCGCCCTCGCGGGCGTACTCTTCCACGATCTCTACGATCCGGGCATCCATCGCGGCGATGTCCGGGTACTCGACATGGACAACGTCGCCGATGTCAAAATCCTCGCCGTAGCGATACATCGCCGTCTGGATATACTCGATCTCCAGCGTCGTAGTATCGCCGTCCTCCGCAAGTTTCTCCGCGCCGCGCTGCCGGAGGTCTGCCTCAGTCGTAAGGTCGCGGGCGTCCACAAACCGTTCCCGGCGGGCGAGCCCGATCAGGCCGTCCACCGTGCCGACATCGACCACCATCCGATCCGCGGCCTCGCCCTGTCCTGCGACCACCGCGACCGACGGCGCGAGGTTGGTGCTCTCGTGGTACCCCTTGATCGTGCAGTTGCCGAGCGCCGGGGAGAGTTTCACGGAGTCGGAACGGTCGACACCCTCGATGACCTCGAAGTAGAGCCGCCGGTCGTCCCAGGACCACCGGCCGCGATACCCGAGCCCGGACGCCGCGCAGATCGACTCTAGGAGATCGGCGAGCACGTCGAACCGGGCGCTCTGTTTCGTGGTGCCGCCCCGTTCGGCATTGGTCGGAGCGAGCGAGAGGAACGGCACGATCCGGGTATAGTCGGCGGGGTTGATCGCGTTTGCGTCGACGTAGTGTCGCATCACCGTCTCCGCCGGGCCGGTCTGCACATCATACCCCGTCCCGGTGCTGACTCCGTGCAGGCAGAGCCGGTCGCCGAGGATGCCGAGGACCTCCCGCCCGGCGATCGTCCACTGCTCCGACGGGCGACCGGAGGTGTCGACGCTGATCTGCCGGGTCTCGATGAGCCCGAGCCGGTCCTCGCCGTTGCGTCTGAAATGGACGAGGCGGCCGGGGACGAACTCTTTTGCCGCCGGGAGGTAGCGGTTGATCTGGCACCTCCACGCACCCGGTCTCCGGTAGCGCCGCGTCCACGATAGGTACTCGTAGGCGTCGACGTAGGCAGCGAGAGTGAGTGGTGCGGGGGCGGCGTCGTAGACGAGGTACACATCAGACGGGGTCACGACCTCTTGCTCCGGGCCGAACGCGGTTGCTGCGGGCGGGGTGGCGCTGTAGGCGCGGACGATGATGTAATCGAAGCACCCATTGGTCCCGTATGCGCCGAGAGAGATCTTGCAGTTCGTTGCGCTGGTCTGATCGTTCCCGGTGACGGACCCAATCATAGTTCCGTTGTCTGCATACGTCCTGCCAGCGGCGTAGGTTCCCGCCATGACCGTGGAGAAGCGATACCAGGTATGTCCTGACAAAGCTCCGGGGATTGTTAGTTTTGGGTCCCCCAGTTCGCCCGCATTGCCGGATTTCTTCCAATGATAGATTATATAGCGCCCTGATGTAGTACCGAGGCGGACGAAGAATGCATCATTCTCGTCCGTGTAGGTCGCGTGTTTCGCCCGGACCTCGAAAATCCATCCGGAGGATAGAGATGCGATGGGGGTCGCGACAGTCTCAAGCCGCGGATGGGACCCAGATGAGTGCACGGCACTGTCCGAAACAGTCCACGATCCACTTGCAACCGACCATTTCGTCGTATTTAAGGTGGCCCCCTCAAAATGGTCGAAGAAGTGATATGTGGCGTCCCCGTCGCTCGTGGTCGTCGCCGTCGGGTTCCCGTACCAGACTAAGAGCTCCCCGGCAACATCCGCGCCCGCTAATCGCACACAGAATCGGGCGCTGCTGCTGTTGTAGTCCGGCCAGAGGTAATAGGCAAGCGCATTCCCGGATGCATCGGTAAACCGGACATCTCCGTAGTCGGATTTACAGCGGTTGCCGACATAGACATGCCAGACTCTGAGGCCGCCCGCCGTCTCCTCATATGAGGTGCCCTCGCTCCGGTGAATTACTACATCCTGCTGATATACCGCGACATCAGTGGCGGCGCAGGCGATCGGGTAGATGTACGCCCACTGTGGGTACGCCCACTGTGGGTACGCCCACTGTGGATCAGGCGGCGCGGGGGCGTCGGTAACCCAATCCGTCATCTCCGCGTGCTCCGGATCATAGTATAGATACAGGTGCGTATCCTCACCGGGATTGACGAGCGGCACCGTGACCGTTAGTGTCGCCGTGGGGGTGGCGGTGTTCCACTCTTTAATCTCGACGTAGCACGGCGTCAGCCCGTCGCCCGCCGTGACACATATCCGTTTCCGGTTCGCATACGAGCCGAGCGCTGTAAAAACCATCGAAAGATCGGCGTGGTTCGCCCCGGAATCTGCCGAGATCCGCAGATCGACCGGGAGATCCTCAAACACCTCATCGAACGTGTGCGCGGGGATCGTAATCCGGACGGGCTCGTAGCCCCATCCGGGCAGCCTGCCGGTCTGGATCTCGTAAATTGCGAGGGGGTAAGGGTTTGACATCTCACACCCCCGTATAGCGCGGCGAATACTGGATCAGCACCTTCGCGTCGCCGCCCGAATCCGCGTAGGTCAGAGTATTCGGCCCCGGCTGCATCTGCCAGAACGTCGATCCCGGCTGCACCGCGCTCATGGCGTTAGTCCCGTCATGGAGCCGACAGGACGCCGCGCCGAACGTGGTCCGGATCTCGACCCATTCCCCGGCCGCGAGATCGAGCGTCAGCCCGATACTCTCGCCGGTGGTCGCGTTGGTGATCACCGGGTTTGTCGCCGGGCCGGTGACGCGGATCGTGACCGGGCTCTCGACGTCGCCGGGGTTGTCGATCGTGACGGTCGGGCTGACGAACGCGAAGTGCGCCGGGAACACTGCAGGGAACACGAGCCCGCCCGTAACTCCCTGGAGGTGCTGCTCGTGCTCGTCTTCGAACCAGCACGGATCGGAGGCAGTCAGGTCCACGGTCACCGTCTGCCAGGTGGGGCCGGAACCCTGCCCGGCGACGAACTCCGGCGACGCCCCTCCGACAACGCAGCGGAGCGAGAACGAATGCTCGCCCTGCACCCAGACGAGCCGCCCTTCTCCGGCGACCGGGGAGAACGCGGCGGCGACGGTGCGGCGGCGCAGATAGAGATCCTCGGTGCTCTGCGCGATGATCGCGAACGTCAGCGAGATCGTGCGCGGGACGAGGAGCGCCCCGAGGAACGTCGCGCCGTGCTGATACGGGCCGCGAACGGTCTGCACGTCGCACCCCCCGCCGCCGAACCCGGATGATGTCAGGTAGACGTACGGCGGGTCCGGGACGGCGTTGTCCGGCTCCCTGATGTCGAGGATCTGTCCGTTGGCTCCGTGCCACTGTAAGTGCATCATAGCCCGGCCTCCAGTAAGGCGTCCCGCCACCCTCGCGTCAGGGTCAGCCGGTAGGTCGGCCACGTCCCGGCCTGTGCGATCGTGATGTCCGTCATGCCAGTGAGTCCTCAATAGTGAGGGAGTAGTAGCCGGTCGTCGGCAGGATCAGGACGGCACCGTTGCCGAACGTCACGATGATCTCGGCCTTGCACCGGTCGCCCTGCAGGTAGTCGCCGACCTCTCGGCTAAACTGGCAGAGGCCGGTAGTCGCGTCGAGGATCTCCAGAGCCTCGTCGATCACGGTTGCCCCGGTGAGCCGGGACTTCGCGACCAGGCGCACTTCTGCGCCGGTCAGGACGAGTGGGGTCGTGGGGCTGTCCGGGCGGTAGAGCGTGATCTGGTAGATAGGGAGCGTGCTCCCGCGCTTGAATTGAATATCGGTCATATCGGATACACCACCTTGAACATCACCGAGACCCCTCCGGAAACGTCCGGCACCGCATACGACCGCCCGGCAAGACATCCGCCGAGCACGTCGATCTCGGCATGTCGAGCAACGGCAACGAGAGGATCCCGCGTCGCGGCAATGGTTCCCTCTGCTCCCTCAATAACCCCGTGGCGAGTGGCGGTAACGAGGACCCGTGTCGCGGCGATGGTCCCCCCTGCCCCCTCAATAGCCACGTGTCGAGTGGCGGCAACGAGGACCCGCGTCGCAGCAATGCTTCCCTCTTCCCCTTCAATCGCCCCATGGCGAGCGGCGGCGACAAGAGGATCTCGTGTTGCAGCAATGGTTCCCTCTTCCCCCTCAATAGCCCCGTGGCGAGACTGCCGGGTGCCGGGGCAGGAAAAGGGGGAGAAGGTAAACCGCTTCATACCTCCTCCATAGGCCGGGGACGGGCATAGTTCTTCACATATGCCCCATCCTTCCAGAGTTCAATGTCGGCCAACGTCAGCGAGATTGATGAGTCAGTGGCGTCCTGGAACGGAGTATCATCATAGTCCTCCAGGCCGCCCACATAGAACGTGTCGCCCGATAGTTTGAGCGGCGGGACCGTGGGGTGCCGGAACCGGCGATAGTGACCTATATGCTCAATGGCAGCGCCCTGATCGACCGCGCGATAGACGAAGGCCGGATAGTCTCGGATGCAGATAACCTCATCCTCAATGCCGGCATGCGTGGCCCCCGGGGAGTTACGGAAGGTGTAGAGGGTGTTGCCGATCTTGAAGTCGAAGTAGATCAGGGTCTTGACCTCAGCCCAGGTGACTTCCTCGTAGGCAGACAGGTCCGGCTCGAACACCTCATGATCGTAGGTCGGGATCTCGATCCCATCGTCGCCCTCAACCACGCCGGTCTGAATCAGGCGGGTGAAGATGTCCGGCACCTCCACGATGCCGGTATCGTCGTCATAGACTTCTATCACCGAGCAGGGGAACTCTGCCGGCACCGGGCCACGGAGTAGGCGGCTCATGCTACCTCCTGCTTCCGGACATGGAGACTATCGATGTAGACCGCCGGACTGGTGCCAGCCACAGATCCTTTGACCCCGATGTCCGTCAGGGTGTTGCGGTCGGCCTTGACCCGATGTCTCCCTGCCGGAGCGAAGGCAGTCGACAGACCCGGGCAATCCTTTGCGCCGGTTGCATACTCTAGTGAGGCCGAGACTCCAGCGGGTGTCTGTGCGAAGGTGGTCAGGGCTGTCCCGACTACCGTGGATTTTGCGTTCGGACTGATGACAGCAGAACCGACCGGGATCTCGGTGCCGGGGGTGATGGGGATGTAGACGGACTCTTCTACCCCATATCTCGCCCCGCCCCCTATCGGCGGGATGCAGGCAGCGATGCCGTTGGTGCTGCTAGATTCGGCGGCGATACAACACATGTATTCGAGGTGGACTGTGGCCCTGCCCGAGTACTGTCGGAATCCCAACGTCCCGTCATTCGTTCCCGCAGAGTATATATATCCTACATTTGTGATTGTTTCTCGTTGCCCTGTGGTAACATTATATGCGAGTATCGTCCATGACATAGTACTCTCCGATATAATTGCTACCTCAACCCTATCCCCGTTATTAATTGTGAATGATTTTGGTATCTGAGTACCACCATCGGGATAGAAATAACCATTGGCATAGTAGAATGCGTTACTCCCGCAATGAAACACTAACATACATACCGCAGTCCCGGATGAGAATCTGAAGAAGTAATATCCTGCTCCAAGACTTGGGGAGTTTGCTTTGACCGTTTTTATGTTTGTAAGGGTTATACGCCCATTAGCGACATCCCATGTAGCAGACCCGGTTTCAGATGCAGTATACTCCGCACTTCTATCCCACTGGCAGTCATCAATAAACGTAGTCCCAACAACCTCTTGTGTCCCATCGTGATATGTCTCAAGCATTGCCCCCCGGTGGATGGGTTTCTGGTAGACGCGAGTGCCGGAGATTTGGAGATCGCTAATAGTATCGCCGGTAGAAAGTAATGATACGCTGGTATATCCAGAGGTATACATCTGTTCACCGGTGTAGTTGATTATTTCGACACCATCTAGTGATACTACAACTGATTCGTCAGTTATGTTGATATTAACTTCATAATCAGTACCGGGAGTTATAGTTGGAGTTGTAATCACCAAGGGCTGATATGCGTTGTTGACATTGTTGATTAATCTCAATGAATTGGTTGCTACCCTGATTAGTAGCGCATTTGAATTATTATTAGGGTTAGAACTATTGACTCCTACAAGAACAATCCCGTCTGCACCAAGATTAATGTTCACCGTAGATTCGGTGTTTTTTAGGGGCTGAGGCACACAAAAGGAAGATTGACCAGTGCCTACGCGAGTGTAGGTCAATTTCCCATCTGCCACTGTGCAGTAGGTTGGATAACTTGATACATACCGTCCTGTCGAATCCTCCCCAAACTCATCCCGGAACCAGAACGGTTCTTCCACCTGCACATTCGTCCGTCCCACAATAGATTCTGCTCGAATGGAGATATTTTTAATCGCATAGGTCTTGCTGTTACCGTTAGCACGCCATCCGGTGTAACCCTCGGTCAGAGTGGTGAAGAGTTTCCCCGTTGCCGTTGTCGGTTTGGGTCCAGCAGCATCATAAATATAATACCAATACGCTCCTGACAGATCCTTCTCAATCTCAATGCGAGCAGTCATGCCGTCAGTCAACCCGCTCGATGCCCCTACAGTAACCGTAGTTCCAGATAAGGTTGCGAGGTTCCAGTTCCCTGCTCCATCGGATTGCAGACCTACTCCGATACCGTTGGTCATTGCAGGATCGGTAGCATGAGTGACCATGCAGATGAAATCCCCGTCTGCGCCTGTAGGGAGAAGCACATCGTAGATTTGAGAACCTTCACAGAACTTGTAGGACTTCAACCGCCCGGATGCTTTACCATTCGCTCCTGTCGCTGTGGTGACGTTCATCCGCTTGTTGGCATCGTCATAGGCAACTGTTCCGGTGACTGCCTGATACCGCTCGGTGGTATCGCTGGAGAAGTCGTCGGCGTAGGATACGGAGGGGAGAATTGAAAGGTCGCTGATATACGGAGTTACATTTGTTGTAGTTTCCACCATTCCCTTAAATTGGAAGTTTGATACCAACCCAGGCGTAATAGTTCCAGAATAAGTCAGTCCATCAACTAATAGAGTGATTGTCGTTCCACCGTTGTAAACAACACCCAATCTGTGTGAGTTTGTTCCGGAATAATCTATACTAGATGAATAGCAGACAGTTCTACTGTCTGTGTCATTACGCAGATAGATTGATGTAGTAGATTCCCTGCCTGCAAGTCGCAATGGGTATACACGATATGTTTTTGTCCCAATTTTGAAGAAGAAAGCCGTTTGCACAGCCCCATCTCCATCAAAACTCAATATCCATTCAGCCTTAAATCCTGTAGGGTTGAGTGTTTTATCGATAGTTATTTGTTTATACCTGTTTGCCCTAGTATTAGGGCAAATCAATCTCTTATTCGTCGTATCCCACGTAAAATCAGCAACATCTCCAGTATACTGACTTGACGAATCCACACTGAAATCATCCTTGAAGAACTTCCGCTCGACATCGCCGTTGTCCTTAGAGACCGTGTTTATCGGCAGAACCGATACCAGATATTCGGCGTGGAGGGTTGAAGAAGGGTTGAACTCGATGATCGTCGCGGTGAGCGCCGTCCCGACCTTCCGGATCAACTGGGTTCCGGCGGCAGAGGGTTCATGGGTCAGCGTCCCGCTGCTGGCATAGAGTTCCTTGCCCGGCGAGAACGTCCAACTGTCATTTCGGATCAGACCCCGAAGCAGGAACATCCCCTGACTGCCGGCGGCAATCGTGCCGGAGACCACCAGGGCGATAGTGCCGTCGAGGGTGGCGAGGGTGGCGGGATTGGCTTTCATGAACTTGCCGCTCTCCGCGAGCACCGCGAGATCCCCGAACGCCAGATTCTCGCCCGCCTCGGCCCCTTCAAGGACTCTGCCGGAATACGTGTGGTTGGTGGTAAGGTCCAGGGATGCCTCGACTATATGGGAGCGCTGGTATGTGAGATGCTCGACTATCGAGGCATGGTCGTATGCAGCGACCCCGCGGAACGCATACGTCCCGGCGGGCCAGGTCGTGTTAGGGGTGCCGGGGAGTTTGACAACTCCGAGGAGTGTATTGCCATCTTTCCCGGAGTACCGAAATTCCCCTGAGGCAGATCCTGCCAGGCAGACGATGTTCGGCGCGTCCGGGAGTTTCGTCGCGTCCACAACAGTCATCGTAGCCTCGCCGGTTGTATACGGCGCGGCAAGGGTGGTGTAGGGGGATCCGACCTGAGCAGGATAGAGGTCGGGTAGTCCCATCTACGCCACCTCCGGTAGGTATATGGTTAGGACCACGGCCCCGGCATCCCCCACGAGGAACAGGAGAAGGGGTTCGACGCTCTCAGCAGCGGAGAGCGGATCTCCCCCACTCGCGGCCTCGAAGAGTTGCACCTTCTCGATCTGTGAAGGGAGCGAGACGCAGTCCGCGCCCGTAATGGGGAACGAGAACGTCATCGGCGCGACGTTCTCGGCCGACGTGCGATGTGTAGCCAGAGCGAACCGATCGTAGACCGGCGTTCCGTCGGCCGTCTGGAGTTCAGCGTACCATTCGATAACCGGGGTGCGCTCACGGAGCGCCTCATACCCTTTTGCGTTGAGTTTGACAGTCATGTTTAGACTCCTGTATAGCGGGATGCATACTCGATCGTGGCCTCGACGCTCCCGCTCGGCGCCGAAAAGGTCAGGTGCATCATAGTCCCAGCTCCAGCGCACCGTCGCGGAGCCCGCGTTTCGTGGCGGCCTGGACCTCGGTCGCGGACTGCGACTGCGTGTAAATGTTCTGGTTCAGGATCACCGACATCCCGGACTTGCCACCCGCCGCCGGCGAGGTCGCCTCTGCACCGGCACCGGTTACCGTGCCTGTTCCTCCGCCGACCGATGCCCCGCCTTCTACATCAGATCCTCCCGCAACCGTCGCCGCGCTCCGTGATGCCGCTGCAAACGCTGGGCTGCTGTACGTAGGTATCTGGATGTTGATGGTCGGGATTTGCGGCAGGCCGCCGATCGGGTTGCCGTTCGCATCATACTCGACATGATATGTGCGGGCGATCGCCGGGTTGTCGTTTACATACTTGACGTACTCCGCCCAGTTCGCGGACTTGACGTCTAGCGCTTCGTTCTCGATCTGAGACATCAGGTTCTCGTGTGCGATCTGTGCCTTTTCCCGTTCTGCGAGCGCAATCTCAAGTTTCTCAGTCTCCTCGTCGATCTGTTTCTTGATCTCCTCCAACCGCGCCTGAGCGCTCTCCACGCTCTCCCCGTTCAGGGCCTTCTCGACCTCTACTCTCTCCGTCTGCTTCGCCGAGGCGGCATCGAGCGCATCCTGGTAGCGGTCCTCTGCGTCAGCGACGTCGAGCACCGCCTCCCGATGACGGAGTTTCAGATCAGCCAGTTCGCGTTCGGCGGCTTTGCGCTCTTTGATACTTGCAAAGTCTCCAACCCGGAGTTCGGCTTCCTTTGCCTTGATCTCCTCTTCGAGATCCGCGAGATCCTGCTTTGCCCGGATGCGCCGGATGTCTGCCCGCTCGATCTCCCGCTCAGCGTCCTCGATCTCCTTGTCGATCCCGAGCGCTTTGTCGATCGTTTCTTTCAGTTCGTTGTACTCTTTCTGCAGGTCGGAGACGGCCCGCTGATGCGCCGTGACGGCTTTCGACGCCTGCTCATATGCCGTCTTCGCCCCGTCCGCGAGACGACGGGCCTGGAGTTCGGTCTCCCGGATAGCCTGCGCCGCCCGGTTCTCAGCAAGTTCCAGGTTCGCGGCGGCGAGCCTGGCATCCTTCTGCGCCTGCGTCAGGTGGCCGAGGGCGAGTTTATGCATGCGGGCCGCCTCGGTCGCCTGCCGGGTCTTGAGCGTTCCGCGTTCGGTGACGACGTTCTGCGCCTTGATTACCTCGATGAGGGCGAGGATCTGCTGCTCCCGCTCTTTGAGCGTCTCGATCTCGTCCTCGATCTCTTCGGTCGTCTTGCCTGTGAGATCCGCTGTTTCCCGGAGCACGGCGTTATACTCTTCCTGCGCTTCGGTTGCGTCATTCGTGGACGCAATCAGCGGCAGGAGGACTGCACCGAGCGTAGTCACGCCGATGATGGCGAGCCCGATCGGGTTTGCGGCGATCGCGGCGCTGAACCCCCTCGTCGCGACGGTCGCGGCGATCGTCGAGGCTTGATACGTGCGGTAGAGGGAGATCAGTTGCCCGACCGAACCGGCGAGGGTGCCGAGCCCCCAGATGACCGGACCGGTTGCAGCGGCGAGGAGTCCGGTGGTGACGATGACGCGCTGGGTACCCTCATCAAGGTCTGAGAGCCAATTTGCGAGATCCGTCACACCATGGATGACAGGCATCAGCGCGTCGGCGATCAGGTCGCCGAATGTGATGCTGAGTGTCTCGACAGCGCCCTCCAGTTCGCGGAGGGATCCGCCGACGCCGCCCTCCATCGTCTCGGCCATCCGCTGCGCGGCGCCGTCACAGGCTTCCAGGGCCCGGGTATAGTCCCTGATGCCGTCGCCCCCGGACCGGATCAGGGTGAGCATCGCCGGACCGGCCCGGTCGCCGAAGAGCGACATGGCGTCGCCGGTGGAGATACCTACGGCGCCGAGCGTATCAAGGATCTCCGCGAGCGAGTGCACTTCTGGATTGACGTCCTCTGCTGTCAGCCCGTAGGTGGCAAGGATATCGGTGGCCTGTTTTGTCGGGGATAGGAGGGATGTCAACGCGCCCCGGAGCGCCGTGCCAGCCATCGTGCCCTGGATACCGGCATCACTCATCACCTGGATTGCAGCAGTCGTCTCCTCGATAGAGAGTCCGGCAGACGACGCGACCGGCCCGACGTAGGCCATCGCGTGACCGAGCTGCTCGACGGACGTGTTGCTGCTCGATGCCGCCTCGGCGAGGACGTCGGAAACGTGGGCGAGGTCTGAAATCTCCAGGTTGAACCCCGAGAGGACGTTGGTCGCGATATCGGCCGCGGCCCCGAGATCCATCGCTCCGGCAGACGCGAGGCTGAGCATCTGTGGCGTGGCCTCAAGGATCTCGTTGGTGTCGAGCCCGGCCATACCGAGATACTGCATGGCGGCGGCGGACTCGGACGCGGACCAGGCGGTCGTAGCGCCGAGGTCGATCGCCTGCTGTCGGAGCCGGTCGAACTGATCCCCGGTGGCTCCGGTGACGGCGGCGACCTTCCGCATGGAGTCGTCGAAGTCGGCGGCGGTCTTGACCATCAGCCCTCCGGTGAGGGCGAGCGGGGCAGTTACCTTCAGCATGAGGTCAGAGCCGATGCTCGTCATCCGCGACCCGATGGTCTTGAGGTCGCCCTCTAACCCTTCGGTGCGGCGCACTGCCTCGTCATAGGCCCGAGTCAGCCCCGCGACATCGCCGACGATCTCGACGACGAGTTTCCCTGCGCTGGTTTCACCGACCATTTATCCCCCTCTTAATCCGGGGCCCATACCGCTGCTCGATTCGTTCAACGTCCGGCCCCTCACCCCCCTCTGAGGGGGGGCTCACGCGGGTCTCAGGCGCCGTTACTCCCGGGAGGTCCCTCGAATACGCATCGAACATGATCACCTGCGCCCATGATAGGCGATCGAGGCAGTAGTCCGGCGTCCACCCATACGTCCGGCACAGGTGGGCAATGATCCGACCTGCCTCGATTACGGGTTTTTTGCCTCCCCCTCCTGGTCGTCGTCCTGTCCGTTCCCCCACCGCCGGAACGCCTGTGCGATGACCACCTGCGCCAGCCCTATGAGCTGCGGCCGGGTGAGTTTCGTCGCCAGCCACTCGGCGGTGATCTTGGGGTTGGACTGCTGGCAGATGGCAGCGATCGCCGGGATCATTTCATCGTCGGGGATCTTGTCCCACCCGCCGTGTTTCTGCGTCGCCTGCGCTAAGAGCAGTGTGCCGCGAGCCGGGACGATAGTGAGATCGATCTCTTCGATCTCGTCACCGTTCCCGATCCTGACGATCACCGGTTTCGGCGAGAGGGTGGAGAGATCGATAATCTCTACCATATCACGCCTCACGCCGCCGGGGTCTTCGGGGTCTTCGGTGCCTGCATGTCGACGATCTCAAAGAGCTGTTCTCCTGCTGTTTTCGTAGTGTCTTCCACGCCGGTGAACTCCAGCGGGATCGCCGCCGCCGCGAGGTCCGCGTCCGGGGAGAACGCCTGTTCGAGTCCTCTCGTTATCTGCGCCTTGTAGATCGTCACCTGATAGGTCTTCCCGGCGGCGTTGGTATTCGTCAGCCGTACGGAGACGTACCCGATATCCGTTTTTCCGCCGGTCTTGAACGTATCCTCTCCATCAGCGCTCGTAACCGTGTCGAGCGCCCCCCGGAGCGCTGCAAGCCCCGTCAGGGTCGGCTCCATCCATTCGCACGAGACGACGACGGTCTGTGCCTTGACCTTGCGGATCGGTGGCGTGTTGTCGGGCGCGATGGTTGCGATCTCGATCTGTTCTGCGAGCTTCACATTGCGCGCCGCCCCAAGCTCCACGTACACGGGTGTGGTCTTGTCGTACGGCGCAATCTCAACTTTGCACGATCCAAGCCGGATCGCGTCCTCGTTCTGAATTTCAGTCTGGAATTTTGCCATGCTTATACCTCAAGATACGTGACGATGACGTCCACGGGGATCCAGTAGATCCCGGTCGTCTCGTCATAGTCGTCATGCTGTCCTGCGTATCGGACGTCCTCGATACGCGCCCCATCCCGCACACCGCGGTAGCCGTGCAGGCAGCATCGCACCGCGTCGGCGAGGTCGGCCGCCTCGCGCCAGGACTCGGCCATGCAAGTATACTGCATCCGGGCCTGGACGATACCGGTCAAGCCGTCCTGGGGGCGGCTGATCATCTGGTAGACGATCGCCGGAAACGTCGGATCACGGGGCAGCCGTCCTTGATAGGCACGAGTCCCGACCATCCCCGACACTACGGGGTCGGCCACAAGGATCGCCCGGAGGATGGATTCGATCTGCATCTAGCCTCGCCTCCGTATGATATCCCCGATCGCGGCGCGGAACTCGGCCACGGCAGTGCCTCTGTTTTCGTCGAGAGCGGGCCGGATGTGCGGCCGGGCGGCCTGATTGTAGACGCGGCCGAGTTTGTCCGCGCCGACGAACCCGAACTCCAGCCGGGGCCCCTGTGGCTGATCGTTCCCGACGATGACGGTGCACCGCTCAGGGGTTTTTACGACGGTCTCCAGGTGCCAGCCGCGGCGGTACGTCCCGGTCTTGTACGGGGTGCGGCCGCCTTCCGGCTCGGTGATCCGCACCTGGTTGAGCACCGGGAGCGCTGCCGCCCGGGTTGCTGCCTCGAGCGCCGGGCCTTTGATGTCGTCGGCGAGGGCGCGGAACTTCGCCGCGAGGTCTTCGGCGCCGATGACGTGGACGCCCGGATCGCTCATCGGAACCACCCCCCGGAGGCGAGCGCGGTGAAAAACGCGACAACCATTGAGACGATCGCCGCAAGTGCGCCGTCTCTCCCGGTCTGCGAGTCCTGTCGCGCCTTGATCTCGTTGATCCGCTCGTCCTGCGCCTGGTTGGCCTCCTTGATCTCCTTGAGCGTGTCTTTGATCCACCGGACGTCCTGCCGGGTCTCGTAGATCATCGCCTGGAGAGCGGTATCGTCGCTCACCGCACCACCTCGCAGGAGAGCCGGGTCATCGTGTCGAGGATCTGCTCCACGAGCAGGATGTCGTACGTCGTGCCGTCGACGGTCGCCCGGTCGCTCTCGACGATATCGGCGTAGTGCCCCTGGAGCGCGATCGAGGTGTTGGCGACGACGTAGGTCTGGTTCGGGCGCTTGATCTCCCGGCCCTTGAGCGGCATGACGTTGCACGGGACATCGGTGTGCCGGTCCGTCCAGGTCTTGACCACCTGCCCGTCGGCGTCCACGGTCTCCGTGAGACACTGGATGGTGCAGCGGTCGGGGAAATGGCTCTCCAGCGCCCCCATGAGCCGGGGGTCGACGATGCTCCGCATCAGATCATCCCCCATGAGTCGGGTGCGATGATCGAGCCCGGCCCGGGGATGATGTCGATATACTCATCATCCTCGGCCGCCTCGGCCGCTGCCCGGGACCGGAGGCTCTCGGCCTGCTGATGCAGCGCGTTGGCGACCGCCTGCCCGTTGGTCCTGAGGCCGTTGACCTCGATGTACTTGAGGATCAGGGCCTGTGATGTGGCGATCTGGTCGAGAGCGTCGGCGGCCGCATACCGGACGTTGCCGTTGTTGAGGTCGAGGAGGGCCTCGATCTCCTCGTCGCTGAAAATCTCATGGTCAGGGTCGCGGTCGGTGCAGAGCTGCCGCACCAGGCCAATCGGCGTCCCGGGGATGTACGTAAACGTCACGGTTTCGGCTCCTTGAGGCGCCGAGTCTTCGGCCGCGCACCCTCGGTCTTCATGAGGGCGATGATCTCATCGTTCTGCTGCACGATCCGGGCGAGGTAGGCGTCTGTCGTGGTTACCGGGCTCGGCAGGCTGTCCATGTCAGATCACCCGGAAAAAGGGGGTTAGGACGATCCCGCCCCGGTGGATCCCACGGTGAAGCGGTAATCTCCCTGCCGCCCTCCGAACACCGCCCGAACCTTATACTGGATCGAGTCGGTATCGAAATCGCCGTCGAAGGCACTTGCGGCGGTCCCGGAGAGCCCGACCGCGTTGGGGCTCTTCATGAAGATCGCCGGCGCTTCGTGCCCGCGAAGGTGCGCGACCTCGACGGCGGCCCGCCTCTCTGCCGGGTCGGCGAAGAGATACCACTGCGTGGACCCGTTTGCGGTCGACGCGATGATCGGCGCGTAGGGGAGGACCGCCACTTCGAGCCCGCCGGCCTTGATCCAGTTCCTGGCCTCGATCTCCTGTTCGGATGACCCGCCCCCAGTCAACTTCGCCTTGATCGTGAGCGCGTTGACGATGTTGTTGGCAGTCACTTCGAGCGCCGGAGGCACTGCAAGGACCGTTGGCCGGTTCAGGATCGGCTCACCCCCTGCGTCGGTCATCTCACTCATCGCGGCAAAACCCGCCTGTACTCCGGCGACGGAGAGCGGTTCGGTGAGGAGGTTGCTATGCGCCGAGGAGTAGAGCGTGCTGTCGGGACCGCTCGCGCCGACGATCAGGCTGGTCGCAAACTTCTCCTCCGTCCGCGCGGCTGCCCGGCCGAACCGCTTCGGGATGTCAGCAAACGCGCCCATTGCGTCGTTCCTGATCATCTCCCAGGAGAGCGGGATCCGCGTCCCGTACTTTTTGACGCGGAAGGTGGCCTTCGACTCGGTGAGGGTGGTTGCCGGGTATTCGCTCTGCTGCCCGACCTCCGGGAGCGTGCCGTCGCCACCCGCGACCTCATAGCGAGCCGCGTCGCGGAAGTCCGGGACGGTGCTCACCATCGCCCAGTCGCGGTAGGATGTTGGCCAGGACTTGTATGCGCCGACCATGACCTGCTCCAGCGCGACCCCCATCAGGAGGGGGAAGTCGCTGGTACCCATCGCTTCGGCAAGCCGGTTGATCCCGACGTCGCCACGGCTCGTGGCCTCTACGAGGTCCAGGGCGCGCCCGACGCGGTTCAGGAGCCCTACCTTATCTTCGGCGTAGGCGAATGCCCTGCCGACCGGAGTTCCTGCCTCCGCGAAGAACTGCTTGATCGACGCATCGGTCACATCGACGGTTTCGAATACCTTGTCCATTGTCATGTTCAGATCCCTCCTTTGAGGGCGACGGGGATCGTCGCGACGACCGCATCACCCGAGCCCTTAGCGATCGCTCCGAGCGCGACGCCGAATTCGGCGCCAGTGGACGCGTTGGCGTTGATGATTGCGGGCGTCGTTCCCGACGGGGCAGTGTAGTACACTTTGTCCCCTACGCCGATTGCCGCGGTCTTGCTTCCGTCGTGCCCGGTGACAGAGAGCTTGAAAACCCCCTTCACGCGGACGGGGGCATTTCCTGCCGCGTCGCGGTCCTCCAGTGCCACGCCAGCGATGGTTCCGACGACGACCGGATCCCCGCTCTTGGTCCCTGCCGGGACGGGGAGCGGGAGCGTGTCGCCGGGGTAATAGACTTCATTCGTTGCCATGTTTAGAACCCTCCAAATGCCTTGATTCTCTCTTCGAGCGCCCTCTCCGCCTCTTCGAGCGTCATCTCGGTCGGAGCGCCCGCGCCCATACCTACGACCTTACCGGCGCCACGTGCAGCGGCGACGAGCGCAACCATCTCTTTGAGCCGGCGGCGGACGTCCTCAGAGAACGCCTCTTTGTCGAACGTCCCGTCCTCCTTCAGGGTCAGGGCGGCGACCGCCTCCTTCACGACGTGCTCCTTCACGACCGCCTCGGCCTGTGCCTCTTTTACGACTTCCTCCGCGAGGATCTTCGCCTCGACGAGGGTCTGTGCGGCCTTGAGCCGGGCGTTCTCCGCCTTCGCGGCTTCGAGGGCCATCTCAGTCTCCTTGAGTTTCTTCTCCTGCTGTGCCTGCGCCTCCTTGCGGGCGCTGTCGTTCTCGATCTCCATCCGGAGCGCCTCGATAATTTCGGGGTGTTCCTTGCGGAGCGATTCGAGCGTGAGTTTCGGTGTAGGGGTAGTTTCTCCCATGCTGGATTCTCCTGCTGCTTTCTGTTCGTCTGTCGGTTCTGGGGGCCGGGCGGCCCGGAACGCCTCCGCGATCGCCCCGCCGCGGCCGGGCACGGTGACGAAATCGACCGAGCGGGCGGCGACGATCCGGGTGATGATATCGCCCTTCTTCCCCTCCGCCTCGCCGGTTTTCGACTCGCCCCACACGTAGTGGGAGAGCCCGATGTACGGCCCCATCTCGGCTACGGCGTCGCGGTAGGGGGAAAACACCTTCGCCCGGGCATAGACTCCGGGGCCTTTTGGCCCGTGCTCGTCCCACCAGGCATCCTCGGTCAGGACCCCGGCGAGGTCGCGGAGGTCGCGTTCCGGCCGGTCCTTTTCATCGGTTTTGCTCGGGTGGTTCCAGAACATCTGGAGCCCGGCCGCGTAGACTCTGGCGTTGACCGCCTGCTGCAGGACCTCGCGGGAGTAGTAGCCCGATGAGCCCCACCCAGGGTCGATAATCTTGACCGGGATCGTGCCCTTGTCGTCGGTCTTTGCTTCG